AGGCTGTCATAGAACTCTTCCATTCCGGGAGCATCGCTCCAAGGCTTTTTAATCATAAACGGGTCGCGCATTGTCTACTCCTATTTGAACATGTTAAAGAACCCAGCACCAAAGCGTCTACTCTTACGCCAATCGCTGAGGTCAAAGTTTTGCTGGTCTCCAACATTGAAGTTGTCAAAATTCATCCTTCTGAACGCGCCGAAGTTCTGTTTGTCTGCATCCACTGTAACATTTCCAGTGCTTCTGTTTCGTCCCATGTTACTAAGGTAGTTGACCATCGCGTTTCCGGCACCACCACCATTCATGTCAAAGCCTGTTACTGTTGCCGCCGCATCATAGTTAGGGGTGCTACCGCTTCCTCCTCCACTTGATGAGGTGCCTCCACCGCTACCGCCAGAGTTTAGGTTTTGCCCTACTGTGCCAGCTTCGTTATCTTTGTCTTGCCCTCCGGGGCTAAACATAGAACCTTTAGAGCGGTCAAATTCTACACCCATCTGACTGGTAGCCGCCGCCCTGTCAACTGCTTGCGTGTAATTACCAGCATCATACAAGTCAGGGTTCGCTGGGTTTGTTAAACCCATTGTCAGAGCACCAGATATTTTTCCCATCATGTTGGTTGGCGGTGAGCCAATTGGGTCGGCCAACCCAAACATCTGCGCACCCTTCGCGATTGTTCCGATGGGTGTCATGCCAGCCATAAGGCCGACCAAGCCAGACATCATAGGGTTGTTTACCCGTTGGGCTTCGTCTGTGGGGTCTCCGCCTTGGTTCAAAAAGCCGGGATTGTATGACTGTCGGCTCATTGGAGTGCCGTAGTCATCATGGCCCATCTTGCCACCAAAACCTTCTGTCCCCCTAAGACCCATACCAAAAGTATCAAGACCTTGTGCTTCTAAAGCATTTAGCTCTGCGTTTGTAACCTTGCCCGCAGTTCCAGAGCGGACTTTATTTGAGTAATCATACAAGGCTTCTTGGGGGTTTGCAGAACCCATGATTGTGTTTGTGAAGCCTGTATCTGTGCCTGTATATGTTCTGGTTTTTGTGGGCGCATTGTTCCAGTTGCCAGACTTGTATGTCTCGCTGAAAACTCGGTTGCCGCTACTGTCTGTACCTTCATTACCATAGAAACCAGAGCTATAGCCTTTTGAGGCTTCCTCTTCGGCCATGGCCTCGACTTCATAGCTATCCATTGCAACGGTCTTGCCAGTGCCTGTGCTTTTTTTGTTTGTGTTGGTGGTGGTGTTTACTTGGTCGCTATCACCACCGCTTGGCCCGTCACCCATTACAGTCTCCTTTTCCAATGCCGCCCAGCTTGGCGATATCCAAGACGATTTGCGAAAGCCTCAAACCGCTCGTCTTCTCCTTGCGATGTTGTGGAAAAATCAATCTCCATAACACCCCATCCTATACACCACTTCTCAAAGTCTCTCATTAACCTTAGTCCCACCAACGGAACTTCTTCAGAAGTGAACAACAAGTATTCTTTGCCCATGTGCTCTTCGCTAAAAATGAGGTCTTCAATCCCCCCCATACAGAAGCCAACTGGGCGATTATCTTTTTCATAAAGTTTGAAGTAGCGGTCTTCGCGTTCGACAAACGCATGGCCAAGCCGCCTACACTTTTCCGAACTCCAAGGGAGACTGCTGTACTGGCTTGCCAAGTACATTCTGTGACCCAATTCCAAACACTCTTCAACATCGTCATGCTCCGCGTCTCTTATCATCTAGTAAAATGTTATCCCCTGACCAAAACCTGAAAGACCACTTCGTCTTGAATTTTCAGCAAGACGATTACCAAACATGTTGCTGGCGTAGTTCATCATCTGTCCACGATTGTTCATGCCTGCTGAAACGTAGCTAGGCCCACCACCCATACCACCCATCATTGGGTTGAAATAAGGCATTTGAGTTTGTGGAGCGTATGTGTAGTTCACCCCTGTACTGTACGGCAAGTTTCCGCCTGTAGCGACATTAGGTAATGCTGATGCGTTTTGTTGAGCAAAGGATGCCATGTCTGGCATGGCCTGCATCGCTGGCGGTGAAATCATCATGCCTGCCATAGAGCCAAGCCCGCCACCCAACTGCGCTCCAGCTAGTGAAGCCAAGGATGTGTTACCTATGTTCATAGCTAGTGTGCTACCTAAATTGCCCATCTGCCCCAGACCAGCAAGACCTTGCGCTCCGAGGGTTTTCACATAGTTTGTAATACCTGAACCAAACCCTGTTGAAGCTGTGGACAATGAATTATTGATAGTTCCTGTGGGAGCAATCTTGCTCATCACGCCAGTACCGCCTGCGGCGTTGTTCATCATGCTGGAACCAAACCCAGCACCAAGGCCGGACAGGGCGGCTGTTGTGTCGTTTGCGCCTGCCGCCTTTGCAGTCAATGCGTTCGTTGCACCGATAACGTATGGGTTTCCGCCTGACAGTGTGGCGGCACCCACGTTGATTAGTGTGCGACCTATGGGGTTTGAAGCAACCTTCTTGACAGTCTTCTTGATAGCCTTAGCAATCTTGTTAAGGAAGTATTGCTCTTCTCCAGTTACGGGGTTTATTTTTACTTTGGAAGAGCCAGATGTAAATTCGTCTGGGTCTATGCCCTCCATGAACAACCCAGCGCGGAACGCTTGATAAAGTTCTGGGTTCATGCCCTGTAACTCTGCTGGGATAATCAAGTCACCCGGCTGTGTCTTCGCCATCTGCGTATCTTTTCTTGCAGACGCAAAGTCAAAATCCATCATGTCATCGCCGTCAATTAAATTATTCATGGTACTGTCCTTAAATTGCCTGCGCTTTCGTATCTCGTCAAACGCCTCACGTTCTTCTTCGATAAGTTGTTGTTGTGTTTTTCTGTCTGGGTCATTGCTAAGAACATCAAATCCGAGACCGCCGAGACCGGGAGGCATGAGGGGTATTTCGTCATCATGTGCTGGTTTGCCCATGACGTTTTCGTTGTACCAACGCATGAAGTTTGACACTGGCCCATAGTCATCGAGTGCCTCTCGGACTCCGTAGCTATCTTCAAGTCTGGGCTGTCCAGATAATGTTGTGTTCTTGCGTTCGTTTGGCATTGTGTCACACCTATACCGATAGTGTTGCCGCCGCTACACCAAGCTCAAGGCCAGATGCGGACGAGGCGTTTGTTACCACGACCTCCAATCGGCGACCTGAAGTGTTTCCGTCAACCTCAATAATCTGGCTAAAGCTCTGTGATTGGTTCGTTGTTGTCGCGTTTAGGGTTGTTCCTGAAATGGGAGTTCCGTCCAAAGAAAGCTGGATGGTGGCTGTACCGCCAGATAGCTGGTAGTTGATGCCATCAATACGGAGTTTCTGTTTCCAAACACGAGTTATGAAATATGTTTTGTTCGTCACTGTGGCACTGGTGTCTTCCCACTGATTTTTGAATGGCAGTGTGGTTGTGGCAAAGATGTCAGGCAACTGGGCAACAGGTATCTTTGAGCTACTGTCCAAGCTGGCAACACCGTTCTGTGCGCCCATGAATGTTTTAGGAACCAGCGATGTGAAGTCCAAGTCCCCGTACTCAAGCGCAGTGCCTGTGCCGTTCACACGAACGTACTGGTTTGCATTTGATTGCACGAAGGTTGGCAGTGAGCTTTCTGGGGAGGTCTCTAGCCACTGCGTACCATCGTAGAACTTCAAAATCGCTGGAACCTGTGAGATATCCAACCACAAATCTCCAGTAGCTGGGGATGTCGGGGACGAGTTGGATGACAAAAGGTTTGCCTTGCCTGCAAGGGAGGTAGCAAGATTGGAAACCTTTGTTTGTGGAATTTCGTTATTGTCTATGGCAAGTTTTGCATACCTGATGAATCCACTTGTGTCCGTGTATTCGTCTTCAAACATTAGACCAGCCACTGTTTTCAAGGACTGGTTTTCAACTGTGATAACGGAAACCTTGTCGCCCACTATCAGTGTGCTTGTGAATGTAATGGTGGCGGTAGCAGGGTTTGTCAGGTAGTCATCATTACCACCCTCTTCTTGCAAGATACCGTTTTTGTAAACCAACAGCTTTTCGTTTGCTGTGTGAATAAATGTTACGCTCGTCTTGGCCTGTGCGATTGTCTCGTCAAGCCTGCGGAAGTTTGTGACGGCCTGCGAACGTATTGAGTAGATTGTAATCTTGTCAGCCAACTGTACTGCCGCAAGCGTAACCTCGTTGTTGGCAGAACTTTTTGTGTACTCACTTGATGGAGCACTTTCAGTCTGCAACAGGCCGTTCTTGTAAACAACAATGTCGTCAGTTGTCGGGTCAAATGTGTAAGAGATTACATTTGAAGTTGCCGCAATGGCACCCAGCGTAACTGTTGCAGTAGCTGTAGTACCAGTTGTGGGTGGCGTAAATGTCATTGTTGGTGGCGTTAGGTAGCCCGAACCGGGGCTTACCATTGTGATTGTATCGACAAGGCCGTTGACATCTATTGTACATGTAGCGGATGGGTTCACACCATTGATGGGGTCTCCGTCTGGATTGCTGAATGATATTGTTGGCGCAACAGTGTATCCAGTTCCTCCGCTTGTGATTGTAAAAACACCGCCAGAGATGCCTGTTGAAACAACGCTATCTTGGCGATTAAAAAATAGCGGCCCTTCAACGGTTCCTGTGTTCGCGCCCGATGGGCCACGAAGGTCAGATATTTGTACGAGGGTAATCCAAGCCTCGTCATCGTTTGCATACTCACCAACGCGATACTGCAAGCCTGTTTGGTTGTCTACCCGAAACTCAACTGGGCCACGGAAGTCGCCACTTTCGTTAAATAGAACCTTCAGCAGTTCACCCACAGTCTTGTTGCCAAGTTCTGCGGCGTTTAAGTAGCGGATTACATTTTCAAAATCCGTATGAATGTTACCCGAATTGACATAATTCTGCGGGTGCTGTTGTCTTAATCGCGCCATTTTATCCCTGCCTTACGGTTACAGCGAAGCCAATAATCTTCAAGAGCCCCTTGCCTCGCGTGGTAAATCTAAACTGAACACCACGATAGCGATGTTCAAACCTTCTCTCGTACTGTCTATTTAACGGCACATCGGGGAATTTGTCGTCCGCCCCTCCGTCTTGAATTAAAAATTGCAATGCTGAAAGGTATCGACCTCTTTCGTCAAAAGCCTCTACCTGTAACTCGCCCTGTCCTGTGGCTTGCAATATAAAACTATAGCTTTCTTTTGTGTCATTGATAGACCCTTGCCAGAGTATTGGTGTAGTAACCACCATTTCTGGACTAAACTCTTCTATGTCCTCAATCTCTGAACGCTCCCATATACCTCCGGGGGTTCCCAGAAGAGTGTTTTCTCCCAGTTGCCTGCCGCAAGTAGCGTTGAGGAATGTGCCTGAAGACCATTTACTTTCTCCACCCTGCATAGGGTTGAGTGTTATTGTTAAGCGTTTACAAATCAAATCCGAAACAGGAAAGAATATATGATACTGGCCTTCGTCTTGGTCATAGAAAGCGTTTATCTGCTCTTTGTCCCTGACGAGAGCAAGATACTCTCTGTACACAAGGTCAATCTTGTTTGACATAGGTATCGAGAATATCGTGATACCGTTTGTGTCTGAGCGTCTTAAAGAGTGTACGCCTTCACGAGAACAGAACATCAGGTCTGCGCCTGCTGTTGCTATCGTGTTGTGGCTAATGGTTCCAACCTTAATGTTCGCCTTGTCATCGATTGCCCATTGGGTTAGGTCTGGGCTTATCTGGTAAACAAGAGTTTGGTCATTCGTGAACACAGCAAGACGATTGTTTTCAAACACCCCCAATCCCTTGATTTCATCGGCAGTACCGATAATGTTTCCAATATCAATGTCTGCGGCTTTCAATACATCTGTTGAGCCGGGGTCTTCGTCTTCTGGGAATACAAGCTGGTCAACTCTGCTGAAGTCGATAACTGTTCTTTTTGCTGGCGCACCAGATATGGCGAGACGGCGTTGAATAGAAACTCCGAAAGCTGGTCTTGGGTCTGAGCCTGCCTCAATTTTCTTCCATTGCAATCCATCATACTTATACGGGGTCTTGTCCCTAGAGAAGAACATTGCGGAGTTGTTAAAAACTGTGGATGTGACAATGGACGATGCTGGGTATGCGCCCTCAATATAATGGGTTCTTGTCCTTACATCTGTGCCCATCTTCGCGGTGACTAACGCTGTTGTGCCAGTTGCTGGCGCATCAACAGTTACCGTGGGGTCTGGTAAGTAACCATTACCCTGAGATGTAATTGTTATACTGTCCAACTCTCCATTAGCATCAATGACCGCCGTGCCTGTGGCCACTGACGGAGTAACACCATCCGCTGTTGGGGCTGAGAAGGTAACGGTTGGGGGGTTAGCTTGGTCATACCCGCTACCCCTTTCGGTTATCGTCAGGAATATTGTATTGGAGTTTATGTTTTCATTTACTATTGCGCTACGCTCTGACTGCAAAGCGATGCCGGAGCCTTCCTTCTGCGCCCATACTGCCAAGTTTCTACCAAAGAAGTTGAGATGCTTGATGAGCTTGTCGCCCTCTGTACGCTGTTTTGCGCCAGCTTCTCTAACAATGGTGCCTCTCCAATCGGCAAAACCATTTTCAATCTCAATCATGTGCTGTTTCTGCCCTGTGTCCAGAGCGGATACATCTCTTGAGGCATCAATTCCTTGGAAGTCTTCGTAAGGATATACCTTTACCCTTACGCCAGATGGAGAGTAGGTTGTGGACATTAGTTACCTCTGGAAGTGTCGTATGACTTTACCCCTGATGGCCTATTGCCAACGCCTCTATCCCAAGGAGACATTTCAATGGGGGCGTTGCCAAACTTGCGATTGTAAAGAACGCGGTTCATTCCCTTAAAATACATTGGGCCGTATGCTTCAACTTTTGACGATTGTTGCTGTACCGAATAATGATATAGCAACCCCTGAACCATTATGCTGTCAGGAACTTTTCGTATTTCTTGAGGGTGTGTGTAGAAATCCATTTCAATGTTGTCCCAGTACGGGTGAGAACGTAAATCCTCAATAACCATATTGGCAAACTCAACAAACATCATCATCACTTCACCATCGACTG